GTAGGCACGGTCTCGGTAGCTGAGCGCACGATTGCGCTGACAGGCGTCTCGGCTGCTGGCGCAGTTGGAAACGTCACTGAGGTCAATAATCCGACTGAAGATGGCGTTATTGCTTTTGGTCAGGTAGGCGCGGTTGGCTCTTCGCGCACAGTAGCTCTGACCGGTGTCTCGGCCTCCGGCGCAGTCGGAAATGTGGACTTTGCCTACGTGGCGTTCTTGTCCGGGGTCCAGGCCTTGGGCCAAACGGGCACCGTGCTGGCTGCACCAATTGCCGTGGGCGTTGTGTCCGGGGGTGCAGCGGGTACAGTGGGCTCGGAGCGTGTGGTTGCTCTGACAGGTGTTCAAGCGGCAGGTGCGGCAGGTGCTGTTACTCCCGCAGCGGGTCCAACGGAAGACAGCGTTGTTGCTTTTGGTTCGGTGGGCACCGTGGGTTCCAGCAGGACGGTTGCTTTGACCGGGGTGCAGGCGCGAGGACAAGTGGGCAGTCCCAACTTCTTCTATTGGACCACGATAGATGACAGCCAGACGCCAAGCTGGCAAAATGTAAATAACTCGCAGACTCCCGACTGGGAAGACGTTGAGATGACTGTGTAAGGACAGACCATGCCATTTGTTGTAAGAGACCGAGTGAAGGAGACGACCACGACAACGGGTCAGGGCACCGTCACGCTCCTTGGGGCTGCAACAGGGTTTCAGTCCTTCTCGGCAATCGGTAACGCGAACAACACGTACTACACCATCGCAAGTCAGACAGGCAGCGAATGGGAAGTGGGCATCGGCACCTACACGGCCTCAGGCACAACACTGTCCCGTGACACGGTCCTGGCTTCCAGTGCCGGTGGCACTACGAAGACAAATTTCTCTGCGGGAACCAAGGATGTGTTTGTGACATATCCGGCGACCATGGCATCTTTTGCTGCTGCGGGGGCTGTCACAGAGAACTACACGACGTTCACTGGAGTGCTTACGATGACGCCTGGCAAGAATGGATTCAGTGTCGGCCCCATCACTATTGCATCGGGGTCGTCGTTCACAGTCCCCAGTGGCCAACGCTGGCTGGTCGTGTAAAGGATAAAAAATGGCGGTAACCAATTTCTCACCACTGCTTGGGCTGGCGCTGCCAACCACGGGCGACTTGAACGGTACATGGGGTACCGTTGTCAACACGGCCATCACCGATCTTCTGGACTCGGCGATTGCAGGCACGACCACGCTGAGCGCAAACGTGGACGTCACGCTGTCCACAACCAACGGTGCACCCAACCAGGCACGCAACGCGGTCATCCTGTGGACGGCCAGCAACGGCGCAACGACACGAAACATCACCGCCCCTGCTCAGAGCAAGGCGTACATCGTGGTCAACGCAGGCACAGGCTCTATCGTGATTCGCGGGGCTGGGCCGACTACGGGTGTCACCGTCACTGCGGGCAACAAGGCTCTGGTTGCGTGGAATGGCAGCGATTTTGTGAAGATCACGGGTGGCCCGATTGATTTGAATTCGTCCGACGTTACGGGTGTTCTTCCAGCGGCCAACGGTGGTACAGCGCAGTCCACTTACGCAACAGGCGACATGATCTATGCGTCGGCGGCAAACACCTTGGCTAAACGAGCAGTTGGATCAACAGGTCAAGTGCTTACGGTCTCAGGTGGCGTACCTACATGGCAAAGCCCATCGGTGTCGATTGGTCCATTGGTGTACAACACGGATTCTGTAGCTGCCAACACTACGGTGCCCAGCGGCCAGAACGCATTTTCGGTTGGGCCAATCACGGTCCAATCAGGTTATTCAGTCACAGTCTCGACCGGCCAACGCTGGGTCGTGATCTAAGGAGCACACATGAGTACGATTTCCGCAGGAACCGCAACCGGCACAGCGCTTGTCAGCACAGGCGACACAACCGGCAATCTGGTGCTACAGACCAACGGCACGACCACTGCACTGACCCTCAATACGTCGCAGGCGCTGGGTGTTGGCTCCACTCCTTCGTTTGGCACATCGGGCCAAGCGCTTATTTCGGCGGGCTCCGGCGCAGCTCCTGCGTGGGGGGCATTGGGCGTCGCAGGCGGGGGCACAGGAGCAACGTCCCTGACGGGTGTTCTCAAGGGCAACGGCACCAGTGCGTTTACTGCGGCAACTGCGGGCACGGACTTTGTGGCTCCAGGCACTGCTACCACGTTCACGGCTACTCAAACCTTCAGTGGCTCAAGCAGTGCTTTGGCCATAGTGCTGAACGACGCTGCTGAGACCGCGACAGTTACCGCAACCGCAGCCACAGGCACGATTGCCTATGACATCACTACTCAGTCGGTGCTGTTCTATACCAGCAACGCGTCGGCCAACTGGACGGTGAACTTTCGCGCCTCCAGTGGAACTACGCTCAACACTGCACTGGCAACAGGCCAGTCGGTGACGGTGGCTTTCCTTGTGACGCAGGGATCGACCGCCTACTTCAACAACTCCGTGCAAGTTGACGGTACCACTTCTGGCGTGACAACACGTTGGCAAGGAGGCACTGCTCCGTCAGCAGGCAATGCAAGTTCGGTGGACATTTACAGCTACACAATTTTGAAGACTGCAAACGCAACCTTCAGCGTGTTTGCTTCCCAGACTCGATTTGCATAAGGGGTAATCTATGCCGATGCTTGGTACTCGCGGCGCAGCCTCTGCAAGAGGCTTTGGGTTTGGCAGCACTTCCACGGACCCCTATTTCTTAGCTCGTAACTGGGGCGCAGAGTCCGCAGAGTTTTTTTCGCCGTCTATGGAATCCATAGCAAGTACCGTTTATGTTCGGAACTCTGAGTTCGGAAACTATGCAATGCAGATTTGCAGGCGAAGAAAAGACGCAACACTGGTTTGGGGAAATCAGGTTTTTGCAGGGGGGTCGGAATCTGGAAATCAAATTGTAAATCCGCGAGTTGGGCTTTCCGCGTCGGGAGAGCATTTGTGGTGGACGGGTACACACCTGCAAAACAACAACAACAAGGTTCTGATAAAAATCAATCCAACTACTGGCGCAGTGATACACCAGCGACAGCTTGGCACATCTGACAACTCCAGCGTGTTCAACATTTTTGTAGACAACACAGGCGACGCTTATGTAATCACGCACAGCGGTAGCAGCTTTGTGTACGTCGCAAAAATAAGAGGCACTGACGCCGGTGTTATTTGGCAAAAAAGATTTTCGTACACGAACAGAAGCCTTCATGGGTATGGGATAACTGTTGCGGGAGGCAACGTCTATGCTGCCTGCCATGTAGTAAACAATGCAATAAACGTAATTGCAGTTTTGAACGCAACAACCGGGGCAACAGTTGGCAGGTTCCAACACGGAATGCCCATCAATGCCGGAGAGGCCCAATCGAAAGCCATAACGGATGCCTCCAACAACGTCTACTTTATGAACACGGGGTATTACGGTTCAAACTGGAAAGCCATATACGTAACTAAGTTCATTACGTCAAACAATTCAATTGGATGGTCTCGGTTCTTCTACAACGACCAGCAGGAAACGACTCCCAACGCAAGAGTCGGATCACTGGTGATGAGTCCAGACAACACCAAGCTTTATGTGGTTGGCGGTACTTGGCGAACTAGCGATGTAAAAGCGCAGTGGGCAAGGGTGGACGCGTCTACGGGCTCAGTGGAAGTAGCTCGCAGTCTAGAGATTCAAAGTCAAGGTGATACTTACCTGACCGGAGCGGGGGCGACGAGTACGCATCTATACGCGCACGGGTTCCGTGGCTATTTTCCTAACGTCACGGGTACTTTTATAGCTGTCCCTGTAGACGGCTCTCGCCAGTACACTACGCCGCCCTACACGTACAGATCGCAAGATTCCATGCAATCTTCGTCTTACGGGATTTCAACGTCATCCACAACTGATTTGATAATTTCAGACACTACCGCCATAACATCTAGCAGTGCTGGCTGGAACTACTCTGCATTTACACCAAACAGCTACGAGCTGACCCCCATTTAAATCTTGAACATGAGGCCCTAAATGTACGCAAAAATCAAAGACAGCCAACTTGTGCAATACCCATACGGGTTTGGCGAATTGCAAGCAGACAACCCTCACACCAACTTTAACGGCGCTGAGGTGTACGCCGCATTTCAAGGCACAGAAGCCAACCTCGCTGGCGCAACGCTTGAGCAAGTGGTAACGCAAGAGCACCCGCAATATGACAGCAAGACCCAAAGAGTGTCTCTGTTGAATACTCCAGTGCTTGAAAGCGGCCAGTGGCTTTTGAAGTGGACGATCGGGCCCAAGACTGCTGAAGAGTTGGCCCAGCAGGACGCCGCCCAGGCAGCGGCCATCCGTTCCGAGCGCAACACCAAACTGGGCGCGACCGACTGGACGCAGGGCAAGGACATCCCCGATAATGTCAGCAGCACATGGGCCGCGTATCGTCAAGCCCTGCGAGACGTCCCTGCGCAGGCTGGCTTCCCTTGGGAAGTGACTTGGCCCACACAACCGGAGTAAAACATGGCTTTGATCTTAAGTGGAACCGATGGCGTATCGGACGTTGACGGCACAGCAGCAACCCCTGCTGTTCGCGGCGCGGATGCCAACACCGGCATTTTCTTCCCTGCGGCTGACACCATTGCTTTCGCAGAAGGCGGCGCTGAGGTTGCCCGTATCACCAACACGGGCGCTTGGTCATTTGGCGCATCCGGCACGGCCACGGGCACGTCTGGTCAGGCACTTATCTCCGCTGGTTCTGGCACAGCTCCAGCCTGGGGCGCATTAGGTGTTGGTGCAATCAGCGCAACGGGTACGCCCTCCTCATCTACTTTTCTGCGGGGTGATGGTGCATGGGCGGGTATTGATCTCACGACAGTCACGCAAAGCGTCATCAACACCAACACCACAGCGGTTGCAGGTACGTACTACACCCTCACGGCATCGTTGACACTGACACTGCCTTCCAGCCCCACTGCTGGACAGTTTGTAGCTTTTTCAAATCGCAGTGGCACAACCACGGCGGTGATTGCCCGTAACGGACAAAACATCATGACCCTGGCAGAAGACATGAACTTGGATTCCGCTCAGGCGCGTGGGTTGCTGGTCTACACCGGCGCGACAAATGGCTGGGTACTCTTCAACGATTAAGGAATAGCAATGTCAAACTTCACAACATTCTCCCCGGCTGGCAGCTCGAACAAGTTTCAAGAGTTCACGTCCACCGGCACGTTCACACCAAGCGCAGCGCTGCTTGCCAACGGGGGCTTTGTCAACATTGTTTTGGTCGCCGGTGGAGGCTCTGGTGGCGTTGGCGGTTACGGCGGTGGCGGTGGCGGTGGCGGTCAGGTTGTCATAAAGCAAGTAAAAGTTTCCGGGGCGGTAACAGTCACAATTGGCGCTGGGGGAACATCTTCCGGTAATGGAGGAAATTCCACATTTGGCTCTTTAGCCACGGCGGGTGGGGGGTTTGGCGGTCAAGCTGGCGGGAGTTCCGCAGGGGGCGCAGGGGGCGG